AACTTGGACGCCCCGCAGCTATGGGGAGGGCTTTTGGGAGGGTTTACAGAGAGGCTTTGGATGATCCTCGAATATCTTATGAGCTTGAGAAACGTCTACCAAGCGTCTTTCTTGAAAGTGTTGCTAAGGAGGCAGCAAGAAAAGCAAAAACTAAACTTTGGAAAATGCCATGAGTATAGATGGAATAAAACCAGCGGTACAGAAACTTCTTAAGAGGTCTAATCGTTCCAGTAAGGACGACCTTTGGGCTTATATGAAGGAGCTCTATGATGTAGGCCTTTCGCTTAGGAGGCCCTATGAGCAGAAGTGGCTTTTGAATCTGAGTTTTTTGGCTGGGAAGCAGTATGTCTTCTATAATGACTCCACTCAGCTCATCCAACAGCTTATTCATCCCAAGGGCAGGCTTAGGATAGTAGACAATAAGATTCTGCCTAGATTTCAAAAGCAAGTCTCAAGACTCATTCGGAACAATCCTAGGATGAGTGTTGTTCCTGCTTCTACGGATCAGGAGGATATCAAGGCTGCTAAGATCGGGGATAAGGTGCTTAAATGGTTCTGGCGACAGCATACTATGAGGAAGACGATTAGGGTTCTTGGGACTTGGATTTACTCCTGTGGGAACGGCTTCCTGGATGACAGGTGGAACCCAAAGCTAGGGCCTATTACTACAGATGCCAAGGGAGAGCTGCGCTATGCCGGAGATGTGGATGTGGGAATCTGGAGCCCGTTTGAGGTTATTGTGCCTTCGGCTTCGCTTACAAGTATGGATATTGAGGACTTTCCCTGGGTGATGAAGGCGAAGTATAGGCCGTTGGAGTGGTTTCATAGTAATTTCAAGAGGGGAAAGGAAGTGGCTGCTGAGCAAAGACCTATTCCCTTTGTGGATGCAGGTGCTTTGTTTGGTGGGCTGACGGATGCTAAGGCTACACACAAGCTTGAAGGAGCTGTATGGATGGAGCTTCGGGTGAAGCCTAATGCGGAGTACCCGAAGGGGCTTTATCTGGAGGGAGCTAATGGGATTATCCTGGAGAGGAAGGACTATCCTTTTGATAGCTACCACTTGGAGCACTTCAAGGATATTGAAGTTCCTGGTATCTTCTGGGGGATGGCTACAACGGAGGCAGCTATTTGGCTTCAGAAGGTTTGGAACAGGCAGCTTAGTGATATAGCTGAATTTAATAGAACAATGGCTCGTGGGAAGTGGCTTGTTCCTAGGAATTCCAAGATGGAAGTTCTGCCGGATGACTCCCATGGGCAAAGGCTTCTTTACAATCCTGTGATGGGGCATAAGCCTGAGATGATGGATATCAAAGGACTTCCTGCGACCTATCAGCAGGCCCTTGAGATTGTCTCGGTTAGTTTGATGGAGCTTTATCATCAGCATGAAGTGACTCAAGGGACCAATAGGAGTGATATTCGCTCGGGTGAAATGGTGGCTTTGCTCCTTGAACAAGATGACTTTGGAAATGTGCCTACACATGCTATTTTTGAAGAGAGCCTTGAGCGGGTGATGAGTAGGGTTCTGAGGAGGATTCAAGAGGGCTACAAGGAGCAGAGGATCGTTTCTGTTACTGGTAGGGATCTCGAACACGATGTCTTTGCCTTTACTGGAGCGGATTTGAGGAACAATACCGATGTCCATGTAGCGAAGGATTCTAGTTTGCCTGATTCCAAAGTAGCTAGACAGTATCGTATTATGCAGAACTTTGAGAAAGGTCTCTACGGTGATCCTGCGGACGAACGCACCAGGGAACGTGTAATGATGATGCTTGAGGATGTGCCTTCTGAGGACGTGAAGGATATTTTCAAGGAGAGTCATTTGGACAGGCAGAATGCTCGGGTTGAGAATGAGGCTATTAAGTCTCAACCGGATGTGCTCCATTTGGTAAATCCCTACGATGGTCATGCTGTTCATATTGAAGAGCATAGAATGGCCAGGAAGCAGCCGGATTACCAGAGGATCAAGAGAGAGAATATGGAGCTTTTCACTACTTTGGAGGTAGCCTTTGAGGAGCATGTTGAGCAGCATCAAAAATTCTTGGCTCAGGAGATGGCAGCTCAGGACAAGAGAATGGCCAAGGTGCTTGAGCTACGGAAAGGAGTAAGGAGTGGACAAACGGGAAAGGCTAGTAGTAAGTAAGTGGAATGGAGTTATTCGGAAGCTCATTATTGCCAGTAAGACTTGGGATGAGTTAATGAGGCTGGTTGTGGATGAGGGGGTAGGAGTCGAGGGACTGCCAGTGAAAGCACAGGATTACTTGAGTATTTTCGAGGGTATGCAGTTCACTGATGCTCTTACTGATATTGCCTACATGAGCCAGGCTGAATTGACGGGTCTTGGCGATTTCTTGGTAGAGCTTGAGAAGGAAGAGACTCAGGAAGAGTCGAAGGAGTAAAATACTGAAAGGAGGAATTTACTATGGGTGATCAGAGTGACCCAGGTGGTGGCTCGGGAGATCAGGGAAAGATCAAAATTGGCGAGAAGGAGTATACACCAGAGGACCTTCAGAATGCTCTTTCTCAGTTGAGCTCTCACACGGAGAAGATCAACAAGGTTCAGCCTATTCTTGATACTATTGCAAGGTATGAGTTGGAACCAGAGGAGTTTCTTGATCAAGCCCTTGGGAGTTTCAGAGTGATTAACGAATTGATGACTGCGGGCATTATAGATGCCCAAGGGAATATCATCAAACCTGGAGACAAGAAAACGGATGACAAGGATGGGGACTTTCCCTGGGTGGATAAGGATGGGCCTAAAGGCAAACCTTCTCCAAGGGCCACTGATGTGGCAGATAAGGCTCTTGAGAGCATTAATGCGACAGTCAGTCAGGCGATGGAGAAGCTTGAAAGGTTGGAGAAAATCCAGACTGGGCTTATCCACTCCAGCTATCAGGATAAGATCCTCACTAAGCATCCGGAATTGACTCCAGAGGAGGCGGACGAGGTTCTCGCTAGGGCCATGAACGAAGGAAAGAAGAGCGTCTGGCAGTATGCGGAGGACAAAGTCAAGGAGAAGCAAACTACCATTGAGAGTCTTCAAAGGAAGTTTGCAGAGGAGCATGGGCTCAACTATGAGGAGCTCGTGCAGAGGAAGAAACAACTTAACGATCCTGGTCAGAAGGGTCCAGGGCCTGGTGAGCCTCCCTTGCCAAAGGGGAAGAAGATTTCCTTTAGGAAGGGAGAGGATGTTGTTGATCCTTTTGAGGCCTCTCAGGCTTATTGGACCAAACTCCAGGAGGAGAGCTAGAAGCTAGGAGGTGGTTTAATTGGCAGGAACTGCGACTAACTTAAGCAACTACGACGAGGTGCTGAAGATATACTACCTTCCTGGGATTCAAGACTATCTGAATCATAGCACAATTCTTGCTGATCTCATTGAGGTTAATGAGAAGGATATTAGTGGGAAGAATGCTAAGATTCAGTGTCACTATGGAAGGAGTCCTGGCACGGGTGCAAGGGCGGATGGTGCTGCGCTTCCGAGTGCAAGCTATCAGAAGTACAAAACCTGCACGGTGCCTATGAAGTATGTCTATGGCAGGATCGAAGTAACTGGTCCTACCATTGCGGCAACTCGTGACGAGAAAGGGGCCTATGGACGAGCCCTGGATCTCGAAGTCAAGGGGATTGTTAACGACCTGAAGAAGGAAGATAACAGAATGATGTGGGGTTGTGGATATGGAGTTTTGGCGAGGTGGAGGAGTACCGCAAGCGGTACTTCCTATACCCTCCAGAAGAAATATCGTGGCAACTCCGCAGGTGGTGATGGTTTTGGGAGCACATTTGGAGCCAAGTATCTGGAAAATCGTGGTGATGCTGTTCCGGTGGTAGTGGCTTCGTTGAGTGGTTCTGGGACCTTCACTGTAGATACTACTAACATTAACGTCTCGGCTGTCACCAAGGGAACTGGTTCTACAGCAGCTTATGACACGATTACTTGTACAGATCCAAGTGTGTCTGAGTCTGGAGGGACTTTCTACGTTCGTCCGGCTTCGCTTGGAGCGTATAGTGCAAGCTCTACGAGTGGTGGTTGGAGACTTGAGCCTATGGGCATTAGGGGTATTGTGACAGATTCGGATCTGGACGAAATCGCTGCCAATGATGGTTCCAATACTGGTCTCGGCACGAACGATCCTCTCCAGGGTCTGGCTGTTGCAACTAATTCCTGGTTCAAGGCAAAAGTGGACAGTCACAGTGCTGGACGCTATGAAGGCCAAAGAGCTCTTACGCTTGACCTAATGCAGACCATGTTTGACCTGGTTGAGGAGCAAGCTGGCAAGGACTATGGTCCAAGCCTAATCCTCACCACACGGGCTATCCGAAGGGAGTATCTGAAGAAAGTTCGTGCGGATAAGCGTTTCGTCAATACTATGGAGCTTGATGGAGGCTGGACCGCCTTGGACTACAATGGTGTTCCATTCACCGTAGACAATGATGCGATAGACGGGGAAATCTATTTCCTCACTCTGAAAGATCTCCAGCTCTATCGTATGAGCGACTACGAGTGGATGCAGAAAGACGGAGCAATTCTCTCCAGAATCTCCGGCTATGACACCTACGAGGCTGTCTTGTTCAGGTATCACGAACTGGGCGTCCTCAATCGTGCAACTCAGGGTGTCCTGACAGACCTCTCGTATACTAAGAGCGGTATCGAGGGCTATGGTGCGTAGTTGGGTAACTTAACTACCTAATCTTTTCCCCATCGAGATTTGGTTCAAAATTTGAACCATTTCTCGGTGGGCTTGGTTGGTTGGAGGGTTTGATTTATGAAGTTAGCAAGTTTTCATCAAGATGTGAGGAATTTTCTTTTCTCTCAGGGGGTTCCTATTCCTTTTCCTGGGAATATTCATGTAGTGATTAAGGGGGGAACTGACACGGAGGATTATTGGACTCAGAGAGTGGATAGTGGTTTTCTTCATAGCACTATTGCTGATGCTTTTGCGAATGTTGAGGACAAGCAGAATGATGTAGTTATAATTACTCCGGAAAGTCATAGCCTTAGTGCTGGTCTGACCATAGACGAGAATATGGTTCATGTGGTAGGCTCGTATATGGGCAGTCGGATGAACATTCGGAACAGGATTGGGATGAGTACTGCCTTTTCTCCTATGATCACTGTGAGTGGCTATGGGAATACCTTTCATAATATCTACACGATGCATGGGACGGCTGCAGCGGACTATATAGGCTGGAGCATTAGTGGAGCCAGGAACTCCTTCTACAATGTGCATTTTGGAGGTCCGATGAATGCCTCTCAGGGTGGACATGCCGACTATGAGGGAGTTGCCCTGGATGGTTCGGAGTGTTTCTTT